TCCGATTTCAGCGTTGGTCGCAGCGTCTTCTGCTGCGGCCTGCTTCTTCGCGAGCGCGATTTCCTTGTCGATCTCGGCCGCCTGGGTAGCGCCCGACTTCTGGATTAGGGCGATCTTCGCAGCGTAATACTGCTGATCCTCCAGAATGCCGGCAGAGCGCTGCTCCTCAAGCAGATCGTCCTGAGCCTGGATTAACGCCGCCTGTGCGGTATAGGCGCGCTGAACGTCCTGCGTCTGCGCGTCGTAATACGCCTTGCTGATTGCCTGTGCGGCCTGAAGCAGTGCGGGCTGGCGAGCCAGCTCGTCGTTGTAGTCCTTTGCTTTCTGCGTGGTATCAGCTTGTACCTGCGCGGCGGCCTTCTGAGCGTCGACGAACTTCTGGAGCTGCTGCTCGCGGGCGTCATTCTGAACGTCCTGGAGGCCGTAGAACCCTGGACGAACTGTGCCTAACTGCCGATCTCCTCGCTGGGATGTGAGCTGCGACAATTCTTGCTCAGGAGATGTCCTCCTTCCGATAGAAGCAGCAGCGCTTGCGGCGCTAGATGTCGCATTCTTGACGGAGTTCCACGCGCGCTCTAGATACCCGAGGTTCGGTGAGACCTCTTCAACCGCCTTCTTGCTGGCATCTGCATAGGCCTGCTGCGCAAGCGATGCTGCGTGGATCGTATCGCCTTGTTGCTCATAGGCCCGGATCTGGTCGTAGAGTTCTGGAGTAAGGTACCCAAGCGCCCGGCCCAACTGCTGAGTCGCCGCCAGCGGGTCATTCGCTAGATCCGCAAAGTTCTTTGCAGTGTCCTCGATCGATTGCCCGAGTTTCTCCTGTAGCTCGATAGCAATAATCGCGAACTGCTGGAGATTCTGTCCCCCGATCGCGCCTGTTGAAGCGAGCTTAGCTAGCGCGTCAGCCGCCTCGTGTGTATTTGTCGTGACGTTGCCGACGCGATCCGCAAATAGAGCGAGCTGGCCGACCGTGACACCTGCGGCGTTACCGGTGAGCGCTAGCGATTTGGCATAGTTCGCAGCCTCGCCTTCTCCTCTCGAGTAAGCTGCGGTTAGCAACGCGATCGCAGCACCAGCTAAAAGTAGCTGCGCTGGAAGGTGCGCGAGAATACCCGTGAACGCGCGAGTGCCTTCAGTCGCACCGGCCAGCGACAGCACATGCGCGCGCGCATGCTTCGCAAACTCTTCGAATTCAGCGCCGACCTTGGACCATGCTCCTTCGTTGGCCGCAGCGGCTTCTTCGGCACCGCCGGCCGCGCGCGTGACCTCATCCAGGTTCGTGACAGCGACTTTCGCACTCGATGAATCGATTGCAATCCCGAGCTGCGCAATCGTAGTCAATCACTTCTCCCGCATCGCGCTCAAGGCCTCTGCCTCGAGCACGCGCAAATCATCGAAAGTTTCTGCCCAGAGGCGGCGCTCAATGCCGCGCAGCCGCATCACGGCAGGAACGACGCCGTAGTCCAAGCCTGTTGCACCACTGAAGCCCGTTCGCCATTGAGTGCTAAGCGCGCTGAACAGCCCAACGACATTCCAGTTGTCGGGCCATATGGCGATCGAGTTGGTGGCCGGATCAAGCCACATGCTGAGACAGTCAGCCGTCACGTCGGCGCGCGTGAGCCCCCAGGCATCGAGCTCACTATCAGTCGCTTCCGTTTGATAGAGCGCCCGCGCGACGGCTTTCAGTTTCCCAGGCGTAACGCCATCAACTCCGACAGATACTTCGAAGCAATAGCGCGCGAGGCGCCATGATGGTTTTCCAGTAGCAACTGGACATTGTCCCTGGAGAATTCATCATCGAATCCCCAACCGACTACAGTTCCCATAACTGAGTCGATGTCGAGCCGGTCTTTCGCCCCTTCCATCCACTTGGCAAGATCGCTCTTCGTCCGATGTTTGAACTCGAAAATGATCTCCACCGGACCGGAGAGCCCTGCCACTGGAATAGCTACTTTCGCCTTGAATGTCGGCTCAGCGACTAGAGTTAGCTTCGGCATCAGTATCGAACCGGCAGTGCGAGCAGCGACGCAGTGACGGTCAACGCCATGATGTTACCCTTCGTCAAGCTGGGCGTCGGGTTCATGGTGATGTACGCGTCATATGCGATCTGCGACCCTGAAGGCAGAGTCACCAGCAGGGCACGTTGCAAGCGGTCCGCATCGGCGGCGGCCAGAATGGCGTAGTGCGGCGCGGAGGTGTCATCCGCGATTTGGAGCACCAGCGACTGAGGCGCGCGAACGGTCGGTATCTGGAACTGATCGTCCGACTCCAGGAACTCGTATGTCGCAAATTGCTGATCACCGCCGTTCGCGGTGAGCCCAAGAACCTGCGTGATCTGCTGGAATGTCGTGATCTTGCGCACGGTTCCAATGCCGTTGCCGGCAGGATATTTGGTCGTGTCGGTTGTATCGATTCCTGAGAACGAGAACTGTGTGCCGCTCTCGGATGCGACCTTCACAATCCGGTTGTTAAGCTTTGACCAGCCGGAGGTGACCTCGACAAAGTCGCCGTTGGTGTAGCTCTGTGTCGCAGTGGCGACGGGCGGGCTCGCGTTCGAGAGCGCGGAGACCGTGACGGGCGATGCATATGCGCTCGCGATGGAGATCGTTGCGCCGTTGGGTAAGCGAACCGACATTTTTCAGGCTCCTGAAATGAAAAAACCGCCGGTTAGGCGGTCGCACGTGAAAGGAAAGAAGGCGCAGAGCTACGCTAGTGAAGCATCAGCGCGATATTGAAAGTATGCCGGGACAGCGTAATACGCGTCATCGTTGAACCCGTTTCCGGCTGTCACGGGTGTCTGAATCAACACTTTGATCGCGGTGCTAGCGATATAGGTCTGACACGGATACAACGCATCGAGTTGGCCTACTAAGTCCTCTGCGGCGCGCGGTCCAGATCCCGAAGGAACGAAAATAGCGATCTGCGCGATACCAGACCAGGCGCGCAGCTGCCCGGCGAGATCATCGCTGCGCGTTTGTGCCGGCAGAAGGTTGAATTTCAGGTACGGAAGCGGGTTACCCGTGGCGTCGGTTGGAGGCGTGAATGCAAGGTTTTCCCACGCGACTGGCAGCTCGTTATCAGCGGCCCAATCACTCAGGCGCGTCTCGATGAGAGCGCGCACATCCGCTTGACTCAATGGAGTTCGACTCGGCCGTAGAGTACTTCGCGAACGGCGATGCCCTTTTCAACCCGGATCAGTCCATCCATGCCGCGCAGATAACGAATGAGCATTCCCGCCTCTTCGTCGGCCGTGATCACCTCTTTTATCTCCACTCCGTCCAGAAACACCCGTGGAACTATCGGACGTAGCTTGACGTACTCAACATAGCCAGGGTCGTCTCGATCGCAGGAGATCCTCATTCGGTTTCCCCTTCTTCTTCGGGCGTGGCATCCGCAACGTCATCAACCAGTCCTTGAAATTCCGCTACGGTGACGCGAACCATCCCTGCCGGCGCCTGCTTCGACCACCCGAACTCGAGGCGCTCCGAGTACGGCAAGTTGTTGACCAAATAGATCGTCACGCCGACCTGCGCGGCCTTCAGCGCTGCATCGCCAGCCGCGATGGTGTTCGATCCAGACGCGTCAATATCGGTCGTGCTCAGGGTCGAGGGCTCGCCGAAAGTGACATTCCAGTTTCCGCGGAATCGGCCGCCGACATATCCCTTTCCGCTGACCAGGGGATGCTCAGCCTCGAGCCGCTTTCGGCTGATTCGCTTTCCAGCAGTCTCAGCCGCCGCGGCCGCAGCTTTTCGGCCTTCAATAGCAACCTGATTCGCCGCCCACAGCTCAGGATTGCCGACAGGAGAGCGCAGCACGACTCGGTTCAGGATCTCCAGAGAGACTGCTCGAAGAACCTCGTCAGCCCGCCCCCGTGTTTTTTCGACCCATGCCGCAATGTCAGCCGTGAACTGGCCACTCATTTGCGCGCTTGAATGTCGTATAGAAGTACGGTCGGCCCAGGCTTGATCGGTGTTGAGATGACGATTTTCCACGTGTCGCCGACCATCGTGATCAGGTCACCTGTACGCGGCGCGCTTCCATCGAGTGTAATGACGAGATAGATGCGCACATCGCCAGTTCGAATGAGCGTGCCATCAATGTCTTTAAGCTTGAACTGATCGCGGACGCCAACACCTGTCCACGTGTTGCCGCCGAGCGTATCCGCTAAGCCCTGCGTCGGATCGTAGTCGTCGACGACGTCCCGCTTGAGTGTTACTGGAACGCCTGCAGCGGCGATAACTCGCTGCGCACTGGCAGCGAGTCGCGAGTAATCGGGCACGGAAGTTAAGTGCGGACCAGCTTTAGGCCGTTTCGCTTAACGAGAGTGCGCAGGAGCGCTTCTGCTTTAGCAAGCGCAGGAACTCTGCGCACGATTCCGGTATTGGCATAGACAGTTGTCACAGGCCCAACCGTCTCCTGTGTAATCTGGCCAGATGCGTTGATATCCTGCGTTGGCAGTAAATCAACTGTTTGCGCTTCTATCGCGAGAGCGCATTGCGCATAAATGAGCTGGCGGGGTATTTCGTCAGTCTCGACCGACCATTGCTCGACACGAGCCCACGCGCGAGGCCACTTCAACGCCTGATGCTGTGTGAGTCGTTCGCCTACGAAGTCCTGATCCTCGAGGTAATCCATTGCCTTCATGAGTAGCGCTTCGCAATCGACATCAGCGGTGGGAACGGTTGCTTTGCGGAGCTTCGCATAGGCGCGTAGATCATCGGCCGAGGCGTAGGACTGGCTTGTGGTGCTGGCCAATCCCGTTTCGATGATCAGGGTGAGCGCCATGAGTTACTCGAGGACAACCTTCCAGAAGGCCTGCTTGTGAGCAGCTACGCACGTCGGATGTACCTCGATCGTTCGGCCATCCTTGAACATCTTCACGAGAGCTACAGCTTGCGCACGCTGGCCCTTATCTTCTTCCCGCGATTCGTCTTTCGCGGCTTCATTTTTCGCCATATTGCCTCACCTCACCGAAAATATACCCAGAAGGACGGCGGCAGGTCCAATGCCGCCGTCCCTGCCGAACCTATCAGCCCATCAGGGTAGCGATAAATTCCGACTTCCAGGCC